TTGCTGAGCTGTCAGCTGTAATTTTTGACCTTCAGTAAGATTCACATCATGGCGAAGCACTGAAATAGGTGTGTTCTGATCAATTTCCAGTTTGGTGTAATCCACATCAACATCGTTCTGCGGATCATTGGTCCTATTCACACAAGTCGAATCAGTCAATTCATCAGCCTGAGCTTCACAATCAATCCCAACAGCACCGTATTGCAGAGTGAATCGAACCATGTCAGCTTCAACTTCAATGCTTTCTGCAACTAGTTCAAAGATGGGGAAGCAGGGCGCGAACAATTCAGGTTTAGCGTGCATGTTCATGCTGCTTCTCCTTATGCTTAAATTCAGGCACTGGAATTGGGAGATTTGCATGAAAGGCATCAATCATTTCTTGCGTCACTTCAATTTCTTCTTCATGGTCAATTTCCCAAAAAGTGATATTTAGATGTTTTTCAGCCCAAGCATTTAAGAAGTTGTTAAGTTCAGCTTTTGCTTCATCTGTAACTTTGTCTGAACCAGTGTTGCAATCTGTGTATTCATAACCATGTTCGCAATCAATTGATTCATCATAGTTTTCAAGAATTCCATCGGCATTGATCATGTAGCGCGTTGGACTTGGAACATTTTTAATACCGGTGAAGAATGTATTGCCAACTTCAAGATCGCCTTGATCTTCCATGTCCTGCAATGCTTCGTCAGGGCGCTCATAGTCAGACCAGAATTCATCACCTGAATAATTGTAGATTCGATTACTCATTCCACACCCCCCACAATCGCAGCGTTAATTTTTTCAATTTCAGAGCGGTCGACGTACGCATTAATCGTTTCGTCATGACGTACCACATTAAGAATGTCTAGAAACTCGACTGATGCATCATCCAAGCGGTACTCGACATAGATGCTGTAATCGTCAGCTTTGACTGTAGCGACACAGATTTGCTTGCAAGAGATGCTTTCAACTTTGTATTGCTTTGCAGCGATATTCACTTGTGGCTCTGATAACTCATCAGCAGTCTTAGCTGGCTGAACCGCATAAGCCGTTACCAGTGCCGCGCTTATGGATGCTGCAATTAATGCAGACTTGAGAATATTGGATTTAGTTGTCATAATGACCTTGTTGTGTTGAAGCCCAGTTCCCGTCTAAAGTTGCTGGGCTTTTTAATGTCTACGAGAATCATAATAGCAATGTTATTATTTATATTCAATAACAATGTTAGTAATTTTTTATATATTTTTCTATCAACAAAAAAAAGACCACCAAAAGGTGATCTTTTTAATAAAGCGATTATTAATTAAATTTAGAAAGCTTCTTCAAAGTTCTTCGGTGTTCAACAACCGTCCCAATAATCTCAACCTTTGAGCGGTCTGATCGAATGATTGGAAAATCCGGATTAAGCGGCACTAAATCAAAAACCTCAACACCATCTTCATTGATCCCGCGAGATCGATATTTTTTAAAAGTAATCCCTTCAGGGCTTTCTGCCAACACCAGGTCTGTCGGTTGTGGTGTTATTTGGGTGTCGATGATAATCAAATCACCCTCTTTAAATTCCGGCATCATACTATCACCAATAACATAAGCGCCAAATGTCGAAGGGCTAACGCTAATGCTTACAAACACATAGTCATCTGATGGCATTTGTATGGCTTCACGCCATTTGCCAGCTTGCACATAAGTCAAGATTGGTACGCGCTTGAGGCTATCAATACTGGTAGCCTCTACATTGTTATCCATCTTATCCGTAATGTTTGCCACAGATTCAATGCCAGCGGCCAATTCAGGACTAATTTCAGATGGTGAAATATCAAAATAGTTGGAAAGCTTGATAAGAGCATCTAGGTTAAGAGGTGTTCTGGCATTCAGGTAAGCACTAAAAGCTCCCTGTGTAGACCACCCACAAGCCTCAGAAACATCTTCCTGAGTAACTTTATTTCCGGTTGCTCGCATAGAGTCTTTAAATACATCCCATGCTTTTTTTAAGCGAGCAGCATCTTCTTGACGAGCAGCAGATAAAGGCTTTCTAACCATCACACACATCTTAATAGACCTTAAGTTGCATTAATCTTAATAATGATATTATTAAACAGCAAATAACAATGCTATTGCAAGCATATAATAACGGTGTTAGTATTTTATTGTGTTCCACTAATAATGTTATTTTTTATGAAAACTGAGACGGTTCTTTTAAGCGATCTGGTTGCTCAAGAGGGGCAAATAAAGGCGGCCGACAAAATCGGCTGTCACCAGACTGCGATTAGTGCAGCAATAAAGAAGGGTCGAGAGATTTATTTAGAAGTAAGAAACGGATCAGTGGTTTCAGGCTTTGAAGTTAAACCAGCTCTCAATCTTCCATTTCACAAAAATAAGAAAGCCTGACGGTCGAGGTCAGGCTTCTTGTTGTTCAAGAAGGATATAACTAAATGAACATGCCAATATTAACACAGTTCGGAAATTCCGAGCAATCAATGTCGGGCAAAGACTTGCTTGATTTAATCAATCAGGTTCGCGTTCAGTTCAATGAAAAGCCTGTTCGTCTTAACGATTTCAACAATCGTATTGCCGATGAGCTTGATGGCGAGCACTACGAAAGTTTCGTAGTTCAAAATTTCAACAATACTGAGTCTATTGTTTATGAACTAACAATTGATCAGTGCATGTTAATAGGTATGCGTGAATCAAAAGGCGTTCGCAAAAATGTCTTGACCATTCTAAAAGAAAAACAAAAACCTTTCGACATCACCAACCCAGCGCACTTACTTCAAGCAATTGAAATTCAGGCAAAGCAAAATATCGCACTAACTCAAGAGCTTTCAATTGCCACACCAAAAGCCCAAGCACTTGATGTTCTCTCAAACAGCCACGGAACGGAAACCGTAGACAATTGCGCTCATGCAATGGGTATTCAACCTAGAAAAACGCTGCGCCCATGGATGGAGAAGAACGGCTGGATTCACAAAGACAAGGACGGCCAATGGCGCGCCAAGTCAGATCGAATTATGGCTGGTCATTTAAAAGAAGCATCTCGCGTCATTACTGACACTTCTGGTACTCCACGCCACAAAGTTACTGTTTACGTTACACCAAAGGGTAAAGCGCTTTTAACTACTCGCTTAATTCAAGCTGGAATCATTAATGGGGTTGAAGCATGAACCACCTAACCCACCAATTCATCGACCAGTACGAATCAGAACATCCTGATTTCCGTGGTCGCTACTGTCAAGTTGCTGATCTGTATGACGCAGACCTCGACATTTTCCACATTGAAGAAGTACAGGATGAGTACGTTGAATTTAAGGGGACAGTCAATGAGCGTTGATGCTACACGTTGGGCATGGTTAGCACCAGTAAAAAGCTCAACTCAAAGACTTGTCTTATTATCACTTGCTGATCGTGCTGGCGAGTACCACACCTGCTTCCCTTCGGTTGCTCGAATCACCAAGGACACAAAGTTAAATCGCAAAACAATTATGAAAGTAATTGGCGAATTAATTGAGCTTGGTTTGGTTGAAGATACTGGCCATAAAAAAGGCGCTACCAAGCAGATTATTGTTTACCGTTTACTGGGTATTAAGACTCGTGAAGATGAGGAAATAAACAGTACCAATATTGGGACAGTACCAAAAACGGAACAGTCCCAAAATTACCCAGAAACAGTACCGTTTTTACCACATAACAGTACCAATATTGGGACACAGAACCTAAAAGGAACTAAAAAGGAATCTAACAATAATATTAAGTTCAATTTTGCACAGGAATTAAAAAACCTAGGAGCAGAAGAACAGTTAGTTTCTGATTGGATGGTTGTGCGTAAAAACAAGAAAGCTGCAAATACAAAAACATCATTTGATGGATTCTCAAGAGAGTTAAAGAAATCAAATCTTGATGTGAATACAGCTTTAAAAATTTGCGTGGAAAGAAACTGGCAGGGGTTCAATTCTGGTTGGTTAAACAATATTGATTTGAGTATCTACCAACAGTCATCACAAAAAAGTGAACAAGCACCTCAAAACCTTAAAACAGTGAAGGGAGCTTGGTAATGTCTGAAATCCATAATATCGCAATTGAGCAATGCGTCCTTGCTGCACTAATGACAGTCCAAAACTCTTATGAATCTGTAGCAGGTGATTTAACGCAAGACTGCTTCTTCTCAACAAAGCACCAAGAGGTTTTCAAGGCCATTTCCGAATTGGCTGATTCTGGAAGACCTTATGACGCTGTACTGGTTGAACAGAAACTGAATCAAAGTAAATCACTGGTTGATGCGACTAACTACCTGATGACCATCATGTCTGAATCACCATCAAGTTTTTATAACTTGGGCAGCTATGTGTCTGAACTCAACAAACTGAAATCACATCGTAAGGTCGAGGAAATTGGCAAGAAGATCGCCATGATTGCCCATGACTTAAATCTGGATGATGTCTTTGCTGAAGCTGAAGGCTTGTTTAGCGGATCAGACAATCAGGATCAGAATCACCTTGGTTCAAGTTTTGAGGATTCAATCCAAAGTGCTTTAGAGAAAATGGTCGAGAAAGCCGAAGCTATGGCGCAGGGTAAGCCAGCAGGTGTTCGATTCAATCTTCCTACTTTGGACAACCTGATTGGCACAGTACAGAAAGGTCATCTATGTGTCGTTGGTGGTCGTCCGGGTTCGGGTAAATCCACTTTAGCGCAAATGCTTGCACTGGATACCGCCATGAAAAACAAAGGTGTGTTGTTTGTGTCGGCTGAGATGGATCGGGAAACTTTAGCCAATCGAATGATTAGTGCCTTGAGTTTGATCCCTTATGACGAATTGCATAATGCACGTATGTCGTCAGGTGTGATGCAGACCTTTACCAATGCTCAAGCCGCCTATGCAAAGCTCCCGATCTGGATCGAACCAAAGCAAAAGCCAACCCTAAGCGAAGTACGTACCTATGTACGCAAAGCAGAGCGTCGCTACAAGAAGATAGGACTCGGGTGCATCGTAGTGGACTATTTGCAGTTACTTCGCAATCCGAGCCAAAGAGACCGCATACAAGAGGTGGCCTCAATTAGTCGTGAACTTAAGTCGATGGCAAAAGAGTTTGAGTGTCCAGTGATTGCATTAGTCCAGTTGAATCGTGAAGCAGACAAAGGCTCACGTCCAAAGAGTTCAGACATCAAAGAATCAGGTCAGATCGAGCAGGATGCAGACCAGATCATTCTGCTAAACCCAAAACTACAATCAGAGGACTTGATGCCTACTGGTGTGACTGAGGTGCTGGTGACAAAGAACCGTCACGGCAAGAAAGGGATTGTATTGGCTCAAGATCAATTGGATGTATGTCGTTTTGCAAGTGTGGATTTTGAAGAACAAGGTTTAGGGGGTGGGGTGTGAATGCATTTGCCAAAATTCAAGCTGTAGAAATCCCAACCTTGGTTTCTGACTTTGTGATCAGTAGTTATGGTGGTGGGACTAACTCAACATCGCTTTTGATTGAGTGTGTAAAGCGCGGCATTCGAATTGACATGATTCTGTTTGCTGATACAGGTGGCGAGAAGCCGCATACCTATGCGTATGTTGAATATTTCTCGAAATGGCTTGTATCGAAAGGATATCCAGCAATTCAAATCGTTAAAGCCCCAACAAAATCACTTGAACAAGATTGCTTGGATCGCAAAGCATTACCAAGTGTGGCTTATGGATTTAAAACGTGCAGCCAGCGCTTCAAGATTCAACCACAAGACAAGCTGGTTAATAACAGTGTGATTGTAGGGGGGCGACTT